CGCTTGTCACTCATATCAAATTTCTACAGATGAGTATCCAACATTTCTAGAAATCAACTTTCAAAAAGGCCCGATTGGTGAACACGGCGTTAATGGTATTTCACAAGAAGTTTTGATTGAAATATTGATCGATCGACTGCGAGGTTTCCAGAGCGGCAAATATTCCTGCCGTGAAAACTCAATCGCACTGACCAAGTTAGAAGAGGCCAAGCACTGGCTCCACTCGCGCACACTGGACAGAATGGATCGAGGCGTTGAAGGAACTCACGCTGAATAGGAATGCAAAAAGTTGGGCGGCCCGCGGAAAAGGCGGACCGCCCCGTTATTCCGCGCTTACTGGAGCAAACCACAGCGCGAAATCTCAATCGCACATTCAGCCATAACATTAATTTATTTACTGATACAACTGTTTATGCGGTAAAGCCGTCTTTGTGATCCTGGCCTGTTTACCGCTGGATTGAAACGGCGCTGAGCGTATTTTTCGCTTCGGCGCTGTGATGCCCAGATGCTTTTTGCGCTGGCGGTTGATTGTCTTTTTCAAAGCCTTCTGGCGCGCAGTTTCTCTTTTATGGGGTTCTACTAAAGCAGGAACCAGGTTGTTTTCTCTATTTTCGCCGCCTTCTTCAATGCCGACGACATGGTGACATTCCCATGCTTCGCCAGTCTTTATTTGCGTTAAAGACAGCTGACAGATACCCAGGTGTTTATCCCAGACGCGCAAGCGGACACGCGGGGGCACTGGCGTGTCAACTGTCTTGCCAATCCACTCAGGCGTTGATCTAGCCATCATTCCCGATCCTTCCACGCTTTGACTATTGCCATGCCTTTGGGATCGTTGCGTTCATGGGTTATTTCGAATATTGATTTCCCAGGCTTTGACTTTGCATCGTCGATCGCCTGCAATTCCAGCAGGCGCGCTGCTCGGATGGCTTTCCACCTGGCAGTGTTTTGCCGCACGATTTCAATTTTTTGCGGGGTTTTAGGGGTCCACACCATTTTCTTTGGCTTCCTCAAATCGGTTATGCCAGGCGCTGGCTATTTCCGGGCTGCCCCAGCAATGGTGAGGCACGTCGTTATAGAGAGCCCGGATATAGTTGTGCAGCAGGCGGATATTTTGAGCATCAGCGCGACCGACCGCACCTCGTAAATCATTGACGATTACAGCCGACAGGAAATCACCCGGCCAAATGCCAAACTTGACCCAGTAGGTGAGCCCGGGCCAAATGCGATCGGGTATTCCGGATTCCTCAAAATCCATTATTTCACATTCGGCAACGTCTTTTTTCGTGTATATTTCAGGCATCAGATTGTTCCTTTGCTTTTGCGAGGGCGCCTAAATTCTTTTGAACTGCTTGACTGATATAATTGGAGTCGGCATCCTCTTTAATGATACCCTCCTCAATCAACAACTGAAGCCAGCGATTTGAAAGTTTCAACGCCTCAACCAGTGCTTTATTTGCCACCCGCTCTATAGCCAGTGCTTTTTTCAGCTTTAAAACCTGATCAGTGCATCTTGCCAAATCACCTAATAACAAGCGTTCTGAATGTGTGAGTTTGTCAGACATAGCCAAGTTCCTTCAATTTTATCATCACCGCTTTAATACGCGGCAGCGGGTTTGTTTCGCCATCGAGGCAAACGGTTGAGCGGTGCAATTCCACATAGGCGGGTTCCAGCGCTTCAACCATTTGCTTGATCAAAGCGCGTTGGACCTTGATCAATTGCGCGCTTTCGAGACAGAGTTTTTTCGCTTCCCGCTCGGAGGCTTCCAGTTCTTTAATCCTTTCCATTACCCGGCGTTCACCAGGTCGGGCGATAATCGGTAAAACCATTTTATGACTCCAGTTTGACTTCTCCCTTTTAATAATATATCAATCTGGCATACATGCAAGTGGAGAATTGATAAAATGACATTTAACAAGTGGCTACAAACGCGCCTGACAGCCCACGGTTACCCGGTGGGCGTGATTGACGGCATTATCGGGCCAATCACCACGGCAGCGCTAAAACGCTTTGACCAAGCTCACAATCTACCTGGCGACGGGCGCGCAGACAAATATATGGTGAATGCCCTGCGCGCACCGGCTGCAATTGCCTCGCCTGGCGAAATGGCGGTTATTCCCGATCGGGATAAACAGCGAACCGTTTTGTCCGTAGGAGGTAGGAGCGGTGTCTGGCCGCGTCAAAAGGATGTGCGCAAATTCTATGGCAAACTTGGCGCCAACCAGACCAGCATTGAAATTCCGTTCGATATGGTTCTGGCCTGGGATAAAAACTATCACATCAAGCGCATGACGCTTCACAAGAAGGTTGCGGCATCGGCTTTGAAGGTGTTGGAAAATGTTTCTGAAATCTACACCGAACGCGAACGCCATGACCTTGGGCTGGATATTTTCAGCGGGTCTTTGAACGTGCGCAAGATGCGCGGCGGTTCTCGCTATTCCATGCATTCGTGGGGCATTGCCATTGATTTTGACAATCAGCGCAATGGCCTGAGTTGGAAAAAGGGAGGCAAACCAAGACCAAGACTATCCGACGAAGACGCACTGCCATTCTGGCAGGAATGGGAAAAGGTGGGCTGGCTTTCGCTGGGCCGCTCCCGCGATTTTGACTGGATGCATATTCAGGCCGCAAGGCTTTAACCCGAAAGAATAATAACATGGCTATTTCAACTGAGAATTATATCTGTCCGCATTGTGGTGAAAATCAAAATTACGATATTGTCGAACTTAATTGGAGGGATGGTCAGGAAAAAGAATTATCTTGCCTGTTCTGTAATAAAAAAAATTATATTAGATTAACTATTTCATGCAGCTGGGAAACCCTGGAACCCGAAAGAAAAAATAAACGGGCTTGATTGTTATGCCTGTTTGACATATGCCTGATAATATGAACACATTACAAAGAATCAGAACTGAATTGTTTGAATTAGGTCAAATTCCATTTGCGTTGATTATTGGCACGACACAAGGCAATCTGAGCCGGCTTGAAGGAGGGGAGCGGAAATTGCAGTTACATCACCAGGAGGCTATTCGCGCGGCTGCAAAAAGGCTTGGTCTGCCATGGGATGACAGTTGGATTTTTGAACCGCCAAAGAATTTTTTTAATACGGGAAAATAATTTCCAGACAACATAACACCATGGGGGCACACATGGGAGACAAGAGCGGGTCCAGATGGACCTTTGAACAAGTAGATATTTTACTCAAGTTAGTCCGTGAAGGTTATTCAGCTTCATTGATTGCAGAACAACTTGGCAAGACCCGAAGCGCAGTTTTGGGCAAAAAACATAGAATGGGGGCTAGCAACAGTCGGGAGACTGCATTGCAACCAATTTATAAAAAGGGTGGAAATGGGCCGCCTGGGAAAAGAGGGCACCCTTCGCCCAGGCCAGAGCGCGTACCGACTGCGCAACCCAAGCGCGTTAAACCACCAAAACCGGATTTGGTCAAGCCGGAACCATTCGACCCGAAAAAATATTTCCTGTTGGAAAACCTCCTGGAAAACCAATGCAAGTGGCCGGTGAATGACCCGCCGCCTGGCAGATTCCTATTTTGCGGCCAACGGAAAATAGGCGCCTCAGTTTATTGTCAGACTCATGCTGATATGCACGCAAGCCGACAACAACCCGGGGAGTGGTGGAAATGAGCCTCCCATATTACAAAAAATATCCACGAGATTTCTTTGAGGGTACTGCTCACATGCGTATGGAATTGAAGGGCTGTTATGACCTAGTCATTGACTTGATTTATATGCATCAACCGAGGGGGCTGCCGGACAATTCACAATACATTTCCGGACACCTTGGCTGCTCTGTTCGTAAGTGGAATTCACTGCGAAAAGAACTGCTTACGTTGGGTAAGATTAATACTGATCTCGATATTATCTCGACATTAAGATCAGATAAAGAGCAGTTAATCACGAGTAAATACAGAAATAACCAAGCTAAAAAAGGACGCGAATCTAATAAAAACAAAGACTTAGCAAAAACAACGGTTAAACCAGCGCGGGAACAACCAAAACCAGAATCAGAATCATATAGAAAAGAAAAAGAAGAAGAAAAAGAAATGAACCCGGTAATTGATCCCCGAGATCCGATCGCCAATCAAAAGGTTTCATATATTTTTCAAGAAAAGCAATGGTTCACAGATAGCGAAATTAAGTTCATGGAGGATAACTATCCCGATATCGATATTCATAAAAAAATTGAAAGCGAAAGTTTCCGCGAATGGTGTTTTCTCGCCAATCCTCAAGTGCCGTTAAAACCGGCGAGAGCTTGGTTTAAAAAACAGAAACGAGTGGCGGCGGCAGATGACTCTTTGATGCAAAAATATGACGAAAGAAAAAAAATGGTTTTTGGCGATACGGATCATTTGATTGATGCGCTGTTGAACAGGAAATGAGATGAAAACACCAAACACTTTTCTTGACGGGCGCGTTACGCTTCACGTTGGCGATTGCCTGGCAACGATGCGCGGGATGAAACCTGAATCCGTTGACTGCGTGGTTACATCGCCGCCTTACTGGGGCCTGCGCGATTATGGCGTTGACGGCCAGCACGGGCTTGAGCCGACGCTGGGCGAACATATCAGCCGGATGGTTGAGGTTTTCGATGCCGTCAAACGGATTTTAAAGCCGACTGGCGTGGTTTTCGTGAACTATGGCGATTGCTACGCCACGAGCCCCAATGGTCGATCGGTGGCTGATAGCAAGGAGCTGGGCAATGATGACAGGACATTCAGGGACAAGCCGTTTTCAACTATCGGGCCGGTTGACAAATCAAAGAGAATTAAACGCGGTTCTGGCCGGTGGGGCGGTGGTAATAATTCCGGTGGTCCGGTGTTAGCCGAGGGCCAGCCGTCAACGGCGACAAGAGGCGCTAATTCGGCAAATAAACAGGCGGGCGAGCCTTCCAGCAAGCGAATCCGCGCAGGCGGATATTTGAAACCGAAAGACCTTTGCATGATACCCAACCGTTTTGCAATTGCGATGCAGGATGCCGGTTGGTGGGTGCGATCGGAAATCATCTGGGGCAAATCAAATCCTATGCCGGAATCCATCAAGGACAGGCCTGCGACTGCGCATGAAAAGATTTTCATGTTTACCAAAGAGGCACGATATTTTTATGATCATGAGGCTGTGAGGCAACGTCGAACTGGCGAAGAAAGTGCAAATGTATTTCGCGGAGGTTCTTACACGCAAGGCAAGCCCGGGCCGCGCCGGGTAACTGGTAACAAGCGCGACAAACTACGCGGATCAACGCCTCGCCATGAAGGCCATATTCAAAATCAAACTCTCGACGACTTTCCTAGGGGAAACGGCCGCAATCTGCGCAATTACGAGCCGGCGCCGCTGGAAGTCTGGCGCATGGCAACACGGCCTTTTAGCGAAGCCCATTTTGCCACATTCCCGCCAGAACTCGCAGAACGTTGCATCCTGGCCGGCTGCCCGCTCGATGGTGTTGTATTTGATCCCTATGGCGGAGCCGGCACGACGGCGCTGGTTGCCGCTCGCCATAACCGCAAATCAATACTGATTGAACTCAATCCGGAATATGCGGCGCTGGCACAAAAGCGGATTGAGGCTGAATGGAAGGTTCGGCAAGAGCCTTCACCCCATAATTACGGCCCGTTGTTCGCGACATGAGAAAATTGTGTGTTGCTATGCAATTTTGCAGAACGAATGAATAGGATACACTGATGAACACAGAACTAAAATTGCCTAAAGCATGGTCTGGCAGCTGTGTAACGGAGATTGACGGCGCGGTTATGCTGGAAGCAATGGAAAACATTGAAGTGCGTCTAGCGCATATGGGCCCGCCGAAGGTTGTACCTTGTATCGGAAGCAGTGATGTTGACGGTTGCTATTTATTGAATGGGTTATTTATGAAATGGCGACACGTAGACCGTAGACTGGATAAGAGGTTGTCATTATCGATAAGACCGACGGGTATAGGCAAAGAGTAGAAAATAGAAACATCGTCTGACTGTCAGGCTTTAAACTGACCTGAATGCTTGACAAGACTTTAAGCTGTGAGCGAAAAACGACGTTGCAGGCAAATCGTTGTGGGGCACCTTGTTGATTTTTGCTCCCTCATTTGTGGTCTCAAAAATCAACAAGTGGAATAATTTCGGAATAATTACCGCGATTTTGGACTGGTTGACAAACCACTGATTATTTCGGATTTGGTTGCATCATCGATCGCGCAACCACTCAGGCAAGCTGATTGCAGATAATGGCCTTTCAAGTCAAGCATTCAGGTCAGTTTGCGAATTTTCTCAGATTCATGGTATGTTCCTTCAAATCCAGCATTTGGAGGCAATAACCATGATCACCGGCACAGAAGTTATCCGACGCGCGCTTGAACAAATCAGCGCAACATCGAAAAACAGTCCAGCGAGTCCGGAAACCCTCGAAAACGCACTCAAAACGCTCAATTCGTTTATGCAGGAACTGCTTGACGGCGGAACAGATTTCGGCCAGACGCCGCTTGAAAAGCCGGACGATCAATTAAATATCGTACAATCCGCTGAAATGATGGTGATCTATAATCTGGCAAGACGGTCGGCGCCTCCCAAGAATACCGGGCGCGAGGTTATTACCCGAGACCTGTTAAACCTGGCAAAAATAACGCTGGCCGATATCAAGCGCAGATTTACTGAATTTGATATTCCGAATATCGAGGTTTCCAGTACGACGCCGCGGGGCGCTGGCAGCCGGCGGCGCAGATTTTTCGGCCGGCAGCGGGCATTTTTCGGCAATGATCCTGAATTGAGAAGCTAATGAGCGAGCAGGCCCAATTCCCGGCCGGGATCGCGGGCAGCAAGAATCTGCCGAAACAACGCCAATCGCTGACCAACTGCTTCAACAATGGCCAGGGTACGATTATACCGCGCCCTGGCCTTGATCAATTGCAAACGACTGGATTGCTGGCCCGGGGGCAGTTCGAATTTAACGAAACTCTTTTCCAGGTGTTTGGCAATAATCTCAATAAGATCGTCAACACGTCAACCGGTGATTTTTCATTTATAGATACGATTGCCGACAACGCCAATATCGAAACCGCTCTAAATTTCAATGAGGCGATTATCGTTGTTCGCGGCGGTGATCTTTATACGCTGGATAAGACCGAAACACTGGTCAACATATCCGGAAACCCGTTTATTGTGCCCAGTGTAGATGTGGCGGTGATGAATAACCGGGCGATTTATATTCCGCTGGATGGCGGGCCGGCCTTTTTCTCAGAATCCGGCGATGCCGGCAACGTGCAGGAATTAAGTTTTGTCGATGCGGAATTCAGTACCGACAAAAACAGGGCCGTAATTAATATCGGCAATGTTCTCTACATATTCGGCACAGACTCAGTCGAGCCGTTCCGCGATACCGGCGCGTCTCCGGTTCCCTATGCCCGGGTTGAGGGTCGAAG